AAATTATTCAAAGTAGCATTTAATTGTTTAAATATCTTTTCTTCAAAGAGGTAAAATATTTGCATAGGATTGTCATATTGACTATATGCTCCTATTGCCTTTTCATTTGTTTTTACTTGTATAGTATTATTAGAATTGTCAAAATATCTATACTCTTCTACGCCATCTGTAGTTACATATCGTTTTAAAAATATTAATTTAGATTGAGGATTAGTATTAGGTTCTACAATTTCATTGAATAGGTCTGGATTATCTATTACGCCATCGTTGTCTAAATCAAAAAACTCAACTTGAATTTTTCTTGTATCAACATAACCTTCTTTATCTCTATATGCATCACTTACATTCCAATCAAAATTCTGTGTAAACGGAATATTAGTTCCTGGTTTTGTATTAATATTTAATACCTTAATTGTATCTCGAATAATTTTGCCCGTCTTAGGATCATAAATTTTATCAGCACTATCAAAGAAAAATCTTACTTCGTCTTCACTTTCAAAAATATATCTTAAATTTCTTGTAGTGACTGTATATTTTTCGCCATCCGTTTTAAAATACAAAAGCCAACTTGTATCTAAATTTTGCCCTGTAACATCACCAGCTTTACCTAGTGAAAAATCACTAATGGTATTGATATTTTCAGCTAGAATTAATTTCCATACAAATTCATTTCTATCATATCTTAACGCAAAATCTTTATAAGCAAATGCTTGATCAATAATTTGTGTTTTTAAATCATTTGAGAAAAATGTACTAAACACAGGTACTATCTCTGTCAATATAGATCCAGAGGGGATAGAATCAGTGAGTGTAATTCCGCCAACATTAGTTTCTTCATTTATAGATGTGCCGTCGTCTACAACAGTTGAAACTTGAGTCCATTTATAAGAAAAACTACCAGGGTGATCTGCTTCTCCTGCCATTAAGCTTCCGTCTGGCATATAATGAAAACCTTCTGGCGGAATAAATTTTAATATAGTTCCTCTTTTGATAGTTTTTAAATTGTTAGCAGTAAAAGACCCAACCTTAAATTTATTTCCGTCAATATCTTCTAATGTGCCTAAATTAGAATTAGTTGTAGATTGATAGCTGTTCCACGAGGCTCCTAAATCTGAAACTAATATATCCGAAAATTCACTTACATAATAGTTTCGTACTCCTGCAGATCTAATTACATTTTGTAATGTATTAACTATAACGCCTTCTATGTCACTTTGACTAGAAAAAGTAAAATCTTGTTTTGTTTCATATAATTCTTTATAAATAACCCCATCGTCTGCAAACAATTTTGTAGTACTGTATTTTCCGCTTGGGTCTTTTATGTCTAGATATCTGCTTATGCCGCTTGAAATTCTATTCACACTTTTTGTTTTGATAATTTCTTGACTTACAGATAAAGGTCCTATATTATAATCTTCAGCAGTTATAAGTCTATTTTGTGTATAATAAGTTGCTGGAGCATTAGTTTTTATTTCTGCATTTGTTTCGGAGCCTGTTCCGTTAGTTATACTGTATGGAAGTCTAAGTCCTACAGTAAGAGTTTCTTGACTACCCGATTTACTTTGATACGGAATTGATATATTAATATTACCAATTGCACCAGGAGTGATTGCTATTGCTTTATTGATACTTGTTCTATAATATATTTTAAAATTACCGCTTGGCAAATTTCCAAATACGCCGTCACTAAAAACTAAATTTATTCTATCGCCAATTCTGCTTTCTACAGAAAATATATTTCTTATTTGGTTAAAGAGACTATTATATATTATGTTATTACCTTCAGTAGAAGAAAGTTGTGTCCAAGAAGTTGTTTCAAATCCGTTACTATCTACATTATATAACCATACATCTGTATTATTAATATTGGTTGCATCAATCGATACTACTTGATTAGGAACAGGATTTGTAACATTAAAATTACCTGTCTGTAGTGCACCTTGTCTTACATGCATAAAAAAACCAGTATTGCTGCTTCCTGCACCTTGGCCGTCATCTCTAAATAAAAATGCAGGAGATGTTCCAGGCAACGGAGCTTCTTCTTTTATAGTTGTATTCGAAATATCTGCACTTACTATTTCAAATCTAACACTATTACCTTCAATATTTTTTGTAAACGGAAAAATTGCTGTGTCAGTATTTGTTGCATTGAATCTATATTTCTGTGTCTGTATTCCTTCAATGTTTGCATTTTTTAAAGGATTACCTATGGAATTATTCACTGGTAATGCAGCATTTAAAATTTTTGTAAATTGTTCGAAATAGTTATTATTAGAAGTGTCGTTCCATTTAATTACATTATTAGATAAATTTACGCCAGAGCTATCAAATAAAGTCTCAGTAGTTTTTACTGTTGTAATTTTCATGAGTCCGTTTGCAGCTTGATTACGCTTTGGATTATATGAAAGCATACGTGCTAAACGTAACACACTTTCTCTTCTTTCTGCAGTTTCTAGAAAATTTTCTCTTGCGTTTAAATCAATTCTAAAACTTAAATTTTGCCCAAGGAAAGAAATCATATCTATTAGAGCAAGATACTCTGAAGATTCAATGTAATCATTAAAATCTTCTGGATAATTTTGACGCAGATAATTAATCATCGCTCTGCGAAGATTATCAAAATCATAACTTTGAAATTCTGCGTTCCTAAAACTTTGATATATTCTTTTCCAGTCTTCGGCTACTAAAAGCCTAGTCTGTCTATCACTTGAAGACATAGCACATTCCTTTTTACAAAGTATTTATATGATTTAATTATGTGCGTGTTTAATTTCTTAGACTTAAACCAACTGATTGATCGAATGTAAAACGCATTTCTTCGCTTATTGCATAATCTAAAAATGTTACTGTTGCAGTAATTTGTATACCATTGTCGTAGGTATCTACAATAACATTCTCCGCCTGTACTCTAGGATCATAATTTATTATAAAAGTAACATTCTCAATAATTGCTTGTTGTAATGCAGGAGTAAATGGCTCAAACAAGATATCCCAAATTATGCATCCAAACCCAGGATCTCCTAATTTTTCTCCTTGTCTTATATGAAAATGATTTATTAAGTCTTGTTTGATTAAATCATGATCATACAGTTTAAACCCTTTTGTAGGATTTCCTGAATAGAATCCTCTATAAGCTCTAGATGGCTTTGGCTGAATATTTGTACTAGGTACTTGTACTCTTTTGTAAATATTTTGCTCAAGTTCGCTCATATTGTATTTACCTATTGCACATTAGAGGTTCCGTCAGCATTTTGTGGTCCTGGATTATTAGTATTTTCTGCAGATGTTGGTGATTCTGCTTCACTTTCTTCTGTAATTTCTTTTGCAGGTGCCTGATAGTAATCTCTGCCTCTAGGATCGCCTTCGTCTGTAATCTGTTGATCAGTACTAGGACCCTGTGGTATTATACCAGGAACAAATCTATAATTTCCGCCCTCATTAGCAGCAGTGCTAAAATGCATAGCATCATCAGAATTTGTCCAGGCACCGCCCCATCCTAGTCCAAACGATTTTGCTAATTCTCCTGTGTTTTCAGGCATGTCTGTCATTGGTGCATTTACAGGACGGCTTTGATACCATCCGTTAGGGAATGTATTTTTAACAGGATTTGGTGGGTTTATATCTATTGCAGCACCCGAGGCGTGTGTACTCCATCTGCTAGAATTTCCTATGTTACGTTTGCAATAACCAAGCAACGTTTTAATTTCATATCCGCTATCTTCCAAAGCATCAATAAAGCCCTGGAAATTAGGTACCCAAACCTCTGCAATTTGTGTTGATATGCCTCTCTTTTTAGTAGTGATAGTGCCTAATGGGCCGTCTCCCTTAAAGAATCTGTTGCAACCAGTACGATCTCCTCTTTCTAAATCAAGTTCAAAGTTTTCTATTGATCTAATTTGGCTTGCTCCAGGAACGTTTTCTGGTATTTCAACTTCACCTAACACAATTTGTCCATCACCGTGTGTCCCATAATTGTCATTGCCAGAAGAACCTAAAACTTGAGAACTTTGTTGAATATTAGACTTAGACTTTGTGAATGTATCTGGTGTAAGTATTCTATCCGCTGGTGCTAATTGTCCAGTTGATTCTCTATCAGTTTGATCAGGTTTAAATCCTTGCGGATTAAGATTTTCATGATGCGGCCAAGGCTCGTGCTGTGGAGCTCTTGTGAGTATACTTTCGTACGGCACCGTGTCTTGTGCTCCAGTAAATACATAAGGTAAAACAACTTGCGGTAAGGGAATAATCGGTTCTGCAGGTTTTGCAGCAGTTGCAGCAGTTGCGCTAAGTGCAGTTGATGCTGCTGTTCCTGCGACAGCTTTTTGTGTATTCCAAGAAATTTTAGTTGCATCTCCTGCAATTGCGGTTCCGCCTAGCATATTAATACCATTTGCTGCTTCAAAATGTTGTGAATCAGACTGAATATCAAATGCACCTGTAACTGTTGTTAATTGGCTGCCTTGTGTAATTGTGTCAAAGTTTGCCACACTTAGTATTTTTGTGTCAGATAAAGAATGTAAATTTATACCATCAGCTTTGTTATTATAAATTCCAGCTGCTAAATCATTAATATTACTTGCACTTTCTCTGTAAAAACTATGAGCAGACTTTTGGTTAAAAGTCCCCTTTGATGTATCAAAAATATTACCAGCAGTAGTATCTTGGTTTCCTGCTACTGTTATATAACTTTCTTGATCTATTTTTACGTTGCTTGTACCTAAGACATTTCTCTTGTATCCGTCACCTACTAATATATTAGTATCATACTTACTTTCTATTTGGACCCTTCCGCACTCAAGACCGTCCATTGTTTTTTGTCCGTCACTGTATCGTGCTTGCGCTCTCATATTAATATTTCTACCTGCATCAATATTAAAATCTCGTTCTGCTGTAAAGTTAATATCTTGGTTGCTCATCACACTGATACTATCTTGTGCATGTATATCAATTTTGCCGTCGCTTGTTAATTCTATCCACGCAGTTCCTCTACTATTAGAAATATAAATTAAGTCTTCTGAATTATGGAGAAGTATTTGATGACCGGTGCGGGTTCTTATCCTAAATAATTCATTTTGAAGTATTGTTTCGTCGCCACCTGGAAAATTAGCTCCTTTGTTAACATATCTAGGAGGACCATCTTCTGCATGAGTTTCTCTTACAAAACGTTCATCGCCGTCATCCATAACTATACTAGAACCGCCTAGTCTATTGTACGGAAGTTGTACTTTTTTGCCATCAGGGCCAACTTCAAATTTTGGTGAGTTAGTTCTTTTATCTCTAGGTCCAGGGGTGCTCCATCCAAAAACCATACTAGGAAAATCACGTCTAGCACTTGATGTTGTAGTGCCTCTGGCTTCGTCTGAGAGTAAACCTTGTACTTCTAATATTTGGGTAAAATCTTTATTATAAGGTTTATCAAATAAAGTAGGATCAACTTTTTCGCCAGTTTCTACTACCTTATTATATTCACCAACGGGCAGTTTTCCTCCTTTGAGGTGTTCAGGTGTATTATCAGTAGTTAGAGAAGTAGCTGCACGACCGTCTGGCAACATAAAGTTCATGTAATCATCTTGGATACATCCGATCCAATAACCAAAGTTCTTATTACCTTCAGCAAAAATAACTAATACTTTAGTGCCAACATCTGGTGGTACAGCCCAAAATCCATAACTTTTTTGGGTGTATTCATAACCATCGTTTTGTGTTAAACCGTTACCCGGTGTAACGCCATAAAATGGACTAAGGTATTTTACTGTTTCAAGTTGTCCACTTTTTTCTGGCAAATTTCCCGCAGAAGTATAATTTAAAAGCTCTACTTCTAAGGTGCCCATACTATTCACATCTAAATTGTTTACTACAACAGCTTCGTAAGGAACACCTGCTTTAATAGGTGGCAGTTCTCGTGTTGACCTTGTATAAGTTGTTCCTTTTCTAGGTGGTTCATTTCTAGGCATTATGTATTAATCCAACTTTTAGCGACATCCGTGACAGCATTTGTAACATCTGTTACAGTATCGCTTAAACTATTTGTAACATCAGTAACTGCTTTATTTACACACCCTGCAAGATCGTCAGGAAATAATGATCTAACACTGCCTAACGCATCATTTATAATATCGTCTGGGTATGGAAGCTCAGGAGCAATATCATCAATATTAGGCAAAGCATCTACAGGCAAGGGGTTTGGAATTTCTTTAGGCACTAAATCTGGCAATTGTTCTTGGCCTCTTGGATCGGCTGCGTCTGGGTTTTGCTCGGGAGGCACCGGTGCAATAACTCCTGCATTTGTTGTAGTATTTGCTTCGCCTACAGATGTTATTTCTACAGGAGAAGCTGCTGCTGCACTTATGCCATGAATTAATATATCTTTTATTTTCTCTCCAGAACGAAAGTCATATCTATCGTCCAACGGATCTATTTGATAGTAAACATAAGGATTTGCTACAGTTGGCAGTGTTGTAGCAGGTAAAGGAGCGGCACCTGCCCTAGTACCACGATAAGCACCTACGCCCGACCCTGCAGATGCTCTTTCTACTTGGGCTCTTTCACTTACTCCGCTAGCAGGCAAAGCTCTATTAGCGCCTGACGTGCTTACATCTACTTCTTGTATTTCTCCGCGGCCTCCGGCCTTTATATCTTCAAGTGCTTGATATAAGTGGTCTGGATCATGGTTTGCTTTATTCAATCCATCGCCTGCATAAAAACTCTGTCCTTTTCTTAAATTTCTTCTAGGAGAATTTTTGTATACACTTCCTGCTGGAACATCATAAGGAACAGGCATACTAGCAAACTCTGCTGCTAAAAATACCATAAATTGTCCTGTATTAATACTTCCTGTTTTCCATTCATTATATCTTCTGAATCGTTCAAGACGTTTAATTATCATTGCATCTTGAACGTCTTGTGAAAAAGTTGTCCTAAGAGGATCGCATCCTAAATAACCAACACACTCTTTTAGGGTGCTTTTAATAAATTGATACTTTCCTACAGCACTAGATCTTCTTCCTGCATTTAAACGCTGTGTTTGGTATGCTTCAACTTGCGACAATGTCATATTTACAAGTTCAGGCTCTACATGTCCAGGCCATACACTGCAATAAGGATTGCTACGCACAGCTTCGCCGTCTGCTATTAATCTAATTAATGCTCTGTCTTGATCCGAAATTGTTACTGCCATTAACCTATTCCTCGACCTGTTATTGCATCAACAGCAGATTGTGCATCACTAACTGCCTTTTCGATATCTTTAGCTGCATTTTCGATGTCTTTCCTTAGTCCAGGAAAAGTAGAAAATGCGTTTTGTGGCGGTTTCCATGTAACACCTGCTATGCTTAATGTGGGTACATTTGTAAGCACTGTGTTAACTTCAGGAAAGACATTAGATAGCACATTATCTGCTGCATCTCCTATATCTGTTAATATTTTCTTTATGGGCGATTCGCAAGGATCATCTGTAACTGTGCCTGGGCCGGTGCCCCCTACTTCGCCGTCAATTGTATCATCTGCTACACCTTTGTTGACACTTACGCTGTCGTCTATACTTACAAATCCTTGCGATGTTCCTTCTTCATTCTCTTGTCCTCTACTTCTTACTAAAGACATGTTTTGTGTAAATTTACCTCCAGCAAAAGAACTTTCAACACTTATTACTTGATATATGCCACTAAACTCAGGTACAAGTTTTGAAAAAACAACATTATCACCAGTTATAGAATAATCCACAGGAGTTCTAAAGTTAACTATTATATATACTTGATTTTCGATATACGTCATATAACCTTCTTGCGTGATTGATGGACCGTCTCCCCTATCTCCTATATAGTTTCCTGTTTGGGTAGGAAGAAAATAAGGATCTCCCATAATTTCTATATCAGCAGTTAGCATATCAACATTACTATTCAAAAATCTTTGGTGAAATGTTTCTGCTATTCTTTTGCGTACATCGGTTGTTCTACTATCTCCAGTTATTGGGAATTTGTTAGTTTCACTAATGCTTCCTGTTCCAACACCTCCTGTGTCAGATTGTTGATTAGTTTCTGGTACAGTGGCACCTTTTTGATCTCCAGTGTTTTGCGCAGTTTTCTTGTCTGAAGTTCCTGATGCTCTTGAACCTTGGTTCATACCAAAATTAGAATATGCTTCTTGTAAAAATGCATTATTAAATTGTATGTCAAAATTTAAAACATCATCGTTTTTGCCTGTGTAAATGTAATTAAATTCTTTTTTTGCTGCGGCACGTAATGCAGCACGGTTTGGCGCAGTACCCGACGGGGCTTGAAATGCGGCATCATCTGCATAAAAAGGAACCACACTATAAACATATATTCTTGGGTTTCTTCCAAATCGTCTTTCAGCTTCTGGATCGTTGTCGAGAAACACATGAGTATTAATTCTATAAAGTTGTCTAATACCAGTATCATTAACTTTTTCTGCATTTTCTGCTGCATATATACTATCAACTAATACTTTTTCAATTATTGCATCTATTCTTTCTCCTGCGGCAAATGATTTTTCTCTTGCCTTTTCTGAAACGGATAATTCAGTTGTTGTAGTGTCAGCAACGCCTTCATCGTTGTAAGATGCACTAGGATCTGCTGCTGCTGCGGTTCCGCCTTGATTATCATCTTCTACTAATAAACTAAGTCCAATTTGATTCATAAAAGTTATATCTCGAGAAAAGTTTTCCAAATTAGAACTTATTGTATTTTTTGACGGTACAACTACATTTGATAGAGATTCTTCTTTCCTAGGATCGCCTTCTGGTAATTCAGATAATCCTCTTTCTATTTGTAGTTGTTCTGCTGCTGTTTTTGTAACATCAGGAACTGTCATTTGCCCTGCCACAATTTTCATAATAGCCGCAGGATCTTTTGGAAAAGCAATTATAACTCTGTCTCCGTTAGGCTGAGCTCCTGACTCTTCAAGGGTAGCTGTTCTTTGATTCATGGTTGCTGCAACAGATCGATCAACACCTGATAACACATCAGCAACAGTTGTACCTACAGTATTAATATCTGATTTAACTTCTGCTGCTTCGTCGCTCAAAGCAATTTCACTAAACGGAACAGCTTTAACTTCGTATTCTGATCCTGAACCATTTACAGCAAAATTTACATTTATAATTTGTATAGGTATATATGCAGGCGCTTGGACTGTTGTAATACTTTCTGTTCCGTTTTCATTCCAACCTACAAATTCTATTTTTATACCAAATGGAGCACTGTTATAATTTTGGTAACCTAGATCTTCTGCTGCGGTGACTAGAGATTGTATAAAATTACCCATACTGTAAGGTTCTAATACAGTAAATCTCATGTCTGTACCAAGAGTAACTCCTGTTTTTTGATTAGGTTGAATAATTCCTTTTGTTGTTAAAGATTCTATAAAATATTCTGCGTCACCGCCTATTTCATTTTCGATAGGAATACGATGTCTTTTTTCATATTTTCCGCCGCCTGTTCGTGCAATAATTTTTTGGAATCCATCTTCTCGCAAAAGTAGCGGATTATTAAGTTCTGTAGTAGACAATATTCCTAATGTAATCACATAGTTGAATGAGTTAAATTCTTTAAGAGGATTAGATATAAAATTAGGTTTGACACCCGATCCTGTTACATTACCTGTGTTTCCTATCACATCAGAAAATAGTCCTATACCGCTCCTATCTTCTATTTCTTCTGCAAGTTCACGCAATCGACCAAAAGTGCCTTCGACAGCACCTAATATAGAATCAAATTCTTTTGGTACCACGTTTATGATTTGATTAGTAAAGCTAGATATATCATTAAATCCACCTATAATATTATTAAGAGTGTCAAAACTAAATTCACCTATAAAATCAGCAGGTGAGTTAAAGTTTCCTAACGTACCTGCGATAGCGTTGCTTATAGAACTTAATTCACTTGAACCGATACCGTCAAAAATGCTTAAATTTAAGTTTCCAGTAACTGTCTGCGTTAAATCACCTAAGGGATTTTCTGCTACCGAAGATAAGATATTATCTAGTTTAAGTGCACCTGATTCTTGTAAAAAATTAAAACCTCCGGCTTGAAATCCTGCTAAAACATTAGAAACGCCTGTTCCAGTAGCTTGTGCATTTATGGCACCTTGTGCCATGTTGAATATATCATCGGCAGTTTTGGTAATAAGATCGTTAGAATTACTAAAGCCAGCTGCAATACTGCCTACTTCATTTATACCTGCGGCAGCATTTACAGTTCTACCTGTAATTGCGTTGACTGCTGTTGTAACTGTTGCTGCGGTTGCAAGTGCTCCACCAGTATTCTTCCAGATTGCCGGCATTTATGCTCCTAGTATGCTTTTTAAATGTTTACGTTGCGGTAGATATATTTTTGTGCCTGCTATAAAATCAAAAACTGGATCTTTAAGTACATCAGGATTTCTTTGCGCAAAAATCCACCATAATTCTCTACTAGAATACAAATCGTAAGCTAATAAGTCAGGTCTATACGTATATGCAGGTACTATTTCATAAAAAATATCATCTCCAGCAACAGGCACAGGTCTTGCTCTCATTATATCTAAAAAACCTGCACTATTGATAGGTGTTTTTCCGTAAGGACCTTTATTTTTTATTTTTTGAATATTATTATTTGTCAAATCTGCCATTAGATGAATCCTTCGTCAGTTGGTATAAAATCACCCCTTGCAAAAGCTTCTAAGCTAAATCTACTATGGGCTGTTCTAGCATAGTTAGGTACAACAGTTACCGTAATTATACTTTGAGTAGGAACATAAGTTACTTCTCCGCCTATATCGCACTCAATATAATCTACATCTGCAGGCATGTCTGTAGTAAAGTTAGTTACAAGTACAGGAACATTATTAAAAACATGTTTTCCGTACCCATTAAGTCTACAAACAGGTGGAGGATTTCCTAAATTATTACTTTTGCCATAATACATTTTTGTTACTGTACGTAAAAAATGTAAACACGCTACCCAATATCTTGCATCATCGTCGTTTTCACTAAAAAATTCTCCTGTAAGGGTAAGATTGTCAATTTGACTATTTTCATACGCATAAAATGGATGGTTTGTATGAGTAGGATGCACTGGTGAATAATTTGCACTAGAACCGATAATAACTGTAGGTGTGAAAGGAAAAATCATACAATTATCTGTATTACTTATTGGTCTTAATACTTCTCCTTGTATAAGTTCACTAGGTGCTTGTATTTTTACTCGCCAGTCAACTGCGTCAACTGTGTTATAATCATCTCTAATTATAGCTCTTATAAAGTTTTTGCCTTCCGGTGATGCTCCGTAAGACACTCCTTGAAGTGCATTGCCTGCCATCCTTATTGCAGATCCAACTTGTGATAGTGTTCCGCTTCGACCGTTTATTAGAGTATCAACTGCTCCAAGTGCGTTTGCTACATTATTGACAGTATTACCTCTACCTTGCGATATATTTCTAAAAGAAGTTATTGCTGTGTTAAGACTAGATGTTACTCGCGAAACATTTTGAGATGTTTGTACGATGTTTGATCCTATAATATTACCAGCAAGGTTACTAAATGAACTTAAAATTGACATAACGATATATCTCCATAAGTATTTAGTTGACAAAATTATCTACGTATATTATAATAAATACATTACAACTGGAGTAGTTATGAGGAAAAAAAATTATCTTAACAACAAAGACATACTTAAAGAAATACATAGATCAAAAAATACTTTTAATAGTTATGTTGACAAAGAGTACGCTGACTATGATATAATTTTAGACAGCGTAGATAGAATAAACATTAGAACAATCGCAGAAGCAAAAAGAAATAAAGCAAAACGCTTGAGTACCGAAGATTATGAACGTAGACGTTTAGCAGGAGAAAAATGCAAACAGGCCGATTGTGAAATTGATTACAGATCAATTTCAAAAGAAGAATTAATTTTTCGAATCATGACGTTCGACCACATTCCAGACGAACCTGGACGGAAAAAAAATCCTAAAACTGTTGCTGACACAAAAGTAAAATTAAATTTTCCACCTTTTCAACATTTTAAGTTTACCGAAGACGGTGAACTAGTATGTGTAGGTAAGTCACATTGGCAAGGCGGCATGGAAAACGGATATTTTAATAATAAACACGGAAAAGCAACAGACAAACTTGCACTCATGTGGTTAAAATTGGTAGATCGTTATGCTACTCGCGGAAATGTTCGGGGTTATACTTATAATGACGAAATGAAAGGTCAAGCTATTCTACAACTTTCACAAATAGGACTACAATTTGACGAATCTAAGTCAAATAATCCGTTTGCTTACTATACAGCAGCAGTTACAAATAGTTTTGTGCGTGTAATTAATATTGAAAAGCGTAATCAAAACATTAGAGACGATATATTAGAACAAAACGGATTGAATCCTAGCTATACTAGACAACATGAAGGTGAATGGGAAGCAAGTGTTAAACGAAATGAAGAGGCGTCTCAGTCGCCATTTACAAAATAATGGTTGACAAGTGTTTAAAAAACCTATATACTTAGACACAGTATACATGGAGATATCACTTGTTTAAAAAAGCTGCCGTTTTTACGGATATACATTTCGGTTTAAAAGGCAATAGTCGTGTACACAACGACGATTGCGAAAAATTTGTAGATTGGTTTATTGAAATTGCAAAAGATCATAGTTGTGAAACAGCTATTTTTTGTGGAGACTGGCATCACAACCGTAATTCACTAAATCTTACTACAATGGATGCTACTATTCGTAGTTTAGAAAAACTTGGTGCAGCCTTTGACAAGTTTTACATGTTTGTAGGCAATCATGACTTGTATTATAAAGACAAACGTGAAGTAAGTTCAACTATATTTGGAAAACATATTCCCGGCGTAACATTTGTAGACGAAATCTTGCAAGAAGATGATGTTGCACTAGTTCCTTGGCTTGTTGGCGATGAATGGAAACGTATAGAGAAGTTACAAGCCAAATATATGTTTGGACACTTTGAATTGCCTAGTTTCTATATGAATGCTATGGTACAAATGCCAGATCATGGTGAACTAAAGAGCGAACACTTCAAGAATCAAGAGTATGTGTTCTCAGGACACTTCCACAAGCGTCAAAAGCAAGGCAAGATCCACTATATTGGTAATGCTTTCCCACACAACTATGCAGATGCTTGGGATGACGACCGTGGTATGATGATATTAGACCGTGAGAACAATGCGGAACCAGAATATATCAACTGGCCGGACTGTCCAAAATACCGTACAGTCAAACTATCACAGTTGATTGACGAAAAAGACACATTAATTAAACCAAACATGTACCTTCGTGTAACATTAGACTTGCCTATTAGTTATGAAGAGGCAAGTTTTATTAAAGAAACATTTATAGATCAATATAAGTGTAGAGAAATTACATTAATTCCTCAAAAACAAATAGAAGAAATTACAACGGATTTAGACATTGGCCAATTTGAAAGTGTAGATCAAATTGTTGCTAGTGATATTTCCGAACTTGACACTGAAAACTTTGATAAAAAGATGCTATTAGACATTTACAATGGATTAGAACACTAATATGATTAAACTAAAGGATTTAACCGTCAAAAATTTTATGAGTGTAGGTAATCAAACCCAAGCTGTTGACTTCAACAATGAGCAACTTACTCTTGTGCTTGGTGAGAACTTAGATCAAGGCGGCGATGACAGTGGATCACGCAACGGTACTGGCAAAACTACGATTATCAATGCTTTAAGTTATGCATTGTACGGTCAAGCACTAACTAACATCAAAAGAAACAATCTTATTAACAAGACTAATTCTAAAGGTATGTTAGTTACACTACATTTTGAAAAAGATAACATCAACTACCGCATTGAACGAGGTAGATCGCCTAATGTACTCAAGTTTTATATAAACGAACACGAGCAAGACCTAACAGACGAATCACAAGGCGATAGTCGTAAGACACAACAAACAATTGACGACTTATTAGGTATGAGTCATGATATGTTTAAACATATTGTTGCACTAAACACATACTCAGAGCCGTTTTTAAGTATGCGGGCTAATGATCAACGTGCAATTATTGAACAATTGTTGGGCATAACACTATTAACTGAAAAAGCAGACGCACTAAAAGACCAAATACGTACTACAAAAGATGCAATTACCGAAGAAACTCTTAAGATAGAAGCTATTAAAACAGCTAACAGTAAAATCGAAGCAAGTATAGAAAGTCTTGTAAGTAGACAACGTGCATGGTTATCAAAAAAAGATGCAGATACTAGCAAACTAGAAAAATCAATAGATGAATTAGAAAAATTAGATATTGAAGTAGAACTAGATGCACACGAAAAACTTCAAAATTGGACAGAGTTAAACGCAGCAATTACGGCTCTTAATAAAGAAAAAAGCACATTAGAGAGCGCAATGTTACGTGCATCTAAGAGTGTAGAAAAAGCAGAAAAAGACATCGGAGATTTAGAAGATGCAACTTGTTATACTTGTGGACAAGCACTACATGACGATAAAAAACAAGAAATCGAGTTAATAAAAACAAAAGAATTAAACGATGCTATTGCTTATCAGTCTGAAGTAGCCGAAAAATTAGAAGAAGCAATAAAATCATTAGAAGATATAGGCGATCTTAACGGTCGACCTAATACTTTTTATGAATCTATTAAAGAAGCATATGAACATAGAAATAATGTTGACAGTTTAAAACAAGCACTATCAAATAAACAACAAGAAATTGATCCGTATCAAGATCAAATCGATGAATTAAACACATCTGCAATACAAGAAATAAATTGGGACACAGTAAACACTCTGACTAATTTTAAAGAACATCAAGAATTCTTACTTAAACTACTAACAAACAAAGATTCGTTTATACGCAAAAAGATTATAGATCAGAACCTTGCATATTTGAACAATAGACTAACATATTATCTTGATCGACTCGGACTTCCTCATCAAGTTGTTTTTCAAAACGACCTAAATGTTGAAATTACGCAACTAGGACAAGACTTAGACTTTGATAATCTATCACGAGGTGAAAGAAACAGACTGATATTGGGTATGAGTTTTGCATTCCGTGATGTTTGGGAGAGCCTATATCAAAATATTAACTTGTTATTCATTGATGAATTAATTGATTCGGGTATGGACACTGCTGGAGTTGAAAACTCACTAGCAATTTTGAAAAAAATGACTAGAGAACGCAGTAAAAACATCTTTTTAATTAGTCATAAAGATGAATTAGTAGGAAGAGTTAATCATGTGTTAAAGGTAATAAAAGAAAATGGATTTACATCATATGCAAACGATGTAGATATTGTAGAATAATGGAAGACACTCAAGACAAACTAGTAAAGGCTTATTTAGAATATTTTAAGGCAAACGAAAAATTTGAAGCTCGTAATTCTGTGCGGACTCATAGATATGTAAGAAAATGTCTTAGAGAAATTAGAGAATTAGCAAAGACACGTATGGAAGAAATACACGAGACGCATAATAAAACTAGGAAAATCAAAAAAGATAATATTTAACATAGGCTTCGGTAAGTAAGTTCATGCAATGGACTTATGAAGGAAAACAAATTGATACAATACCAGACGAGTATGAAGGATTTGTTTATCTCATAACTAATCTTACCACTGGGCAAAAGTACGTAGGCAAAAAACTAGCAAAATTTAAAACTACAAAACCACCTCTCAAAGGCAAAAAAAATAAACGCAGAGGCTACAAAGAAAGCGATTGGAAGGACTATTGGGGTTCATCTGATAGACTCAACGCTGACGTTGAAGCACTAGGCCCAGAAAACTTCACAAGAGAAATATTATACCTATGCAAAGGCCGTGGAGAAATGTCCTACATAGAGGCACGAGAACAGTTTGACCGCCGTGTATTAGAGAGAGATGATTATTACAACGGTATTATTAATGTTAGAGTTGGCGGATCAGACAAACTACGACAGGCATTGCTAGAACATAGCATCAAGGCAAAACAATCCAACACATAAGGTTGGCGGGCCAGACTAGAAATACCGCTGTGGAAAAAGCATCCGTATAGGAGCACACGTAACACGTTAAGCGGCGTTCGGTAGTAGAGCGTTTGATTGACGTAGACTGATTGTTGGCTGTCGAAAAACTGCACATTGTACATAAAAACCGTATGCACTAGGAACGAAGCAACGGGTAGCGAAAGCGATGTCGACGTAGGTTGGGAAAGGTCAGAGCCCATTGTACAGCAGAAA